CGCTCGGCGAGCGCGAGTGATCGAATGCGCCCATGTCCTGGGCTTGGCGGATGGCCTCGATCGCCCGATCCGGAACGCGGGCCAACCGCCCGCCCGGTCGCAGCACATCCACGACGCCATCGATCTCCAGCAGCCTCGGCAAGTCACGGGACGGCTCGCAGCAGGCAAACAGGTAGCCCGGAAACAGCGCCCGCCATGTGACCTCGCGTTCGCCGCGGTGCGTCTTGCGGACCAGCTCGACCGGCAGGAACGCCACCATTCCGGATGCCTCGATGCCGATGAGCGCCCTCCCCTCGGCGCCCGGCTTTGATTTGATCGCGTGCCATTCGGTCATTCGTCCCTCCCATGCGTGCAAGTGCTGGCAATCGAGATCAGTAGATCGCGAAAGGGAAGCGGGGTGGCCTTGCGCTGGTTGGCGGAAAGCCGCTGGCAGGCTCCAGTCTTGATCGCGCGGCGCCGCTCCTCGATCGAATGAAAGCCTTCATCGAGACGCACGAAGTCTCCTGGCGCGTCGCCCCACCGGAGCGACGGCAACTGGACGGCATAGGCATAGAGCCACGTCGCCTTGCGCGCACGGTGCCCATAGGCGCCCTGCTCGATGCAGCAGGTCCACCCGCCAAGGAAGTCCGCCACGACCCATCCACCATCGCGCGGCGGACGGTTAAGGCCGAACCACGACCACGCGGCCGATCCCTCCGGATGCTCCAGCACCCCACCGAATCGGCGCACGGTACCAAGCGCCGCTGCAAAGCATCCGCCATCGTCGCCTTTGACAAGCCGCGGCCATGTTGTCGGAGCTCCGCCCCAGTACCGCCCCCACCGCTCGCATGGTGGATGTGCCACCACGGGCCACGGGCCGGCATAGGTGCGGGCGTCGCGCGCTTCGTCCCAAGGGTCGACGCCATCCAGGCCGAAGTAACAGCCACCCTTCTGGACGTAAAGCGCCGCGATCATTGGCCCCACATCCATAACCCGACCCTCCCATAGGTCATGCGTTCCGCCTTTTGAAATAGCTCGTTTCGAGCAGATGGCTTAACCCCACCCTCCCCTCGGCAGCCTCTTTCGGCCTTTCCACATTCTCCACAGCCTGCGGCTCGCGCGCAGTATCTGGTAGAAGAGGTTTTATATTCTTCTTGGAAGGGATAGGGGCACGCCACCCGCGCTGTAGCGCTTGCTGTAGCAAGGGTGGTTTTCCCCAATGTTTTTCAGCAGTTGCGTTTCCGCCTTTCCTGCCTGATTCTGCTTTCTTCCGCCGTGTTTCCGCATCGCGGACCATGCGCCGGTTATAAATCCGCCCGGTGCGGTCGCGGCTGGCGGCGCCCTTTTCCAGTATGCCAGCGATGAGCTTCGACACTGCTTCTGGCGAGGCGCCGGTTACCCGGGCAATCTCTCCGTCGGTCAATGGTCGTCCCTTACCATCGCAGACATAGCCGAAAGGCTGCGCCGCTGCCGCTAACGCCAACATGTCAATCCATACGCCACGCTCTTCGGGCGTTAGCCGGCGAACCTCTTGGTCGCCGAGCCAATCGCTCCAAAACCAAAGGGTTGAGGCTTTGGCAGCCATTACAGACGTTCCGGCCCGCCACGGCGGCTTGCGAGATGGCTAATCAACGAAGCGACCGCGAGCGTGGGACGGTCCAGGCCACCTACCGGAAGCGTTGCGCGATGGAAGCCACCAGCTTCAACCTCGCGAAGGAAAGCATCTGGTTCTTTTGAACCCTTACGTAAATTACATGGCGCACAAAGCCATTGAAGATTGTGCGGCGCAGTGACGTGGCTTTGAGACGGCGACCGGGAGGAACGATTTGCGATGCGGCGGGTCACGGTCGCCACCTCGCTTGCGTGAATGCGCGGGGAGCGCAATTCCCACAATAGGGCATCTGGGCCGCAAGGTCGGCGCCAGGCGCGCCACAAAATAGTTGACCGCGCCCGGTGTCCGGGCCCACCGGCCATCTGCATGTCTCGGTGGTTAGGTCATAGATCGAGCAAGCGGTGACGGGAATTGCGTCGGGCTCGATGGTAAGCCTGGTCGCCCTGGGTGTCCGCTCGACGCGCGCCTCCGGCGTCCACGGGGCCGGAATCCCGGAGGCGGGCTTCCGCTTCCGCTTGCGCGCGGCATTGGCAAGCTTGGTGAACATGCCGCCATAGGTGTTTCGTTCCCGCGTGACGGGCGGCGCCGCACCCTTTGGCCTGCCGCGGCGGGGCTTGTGCCCTTGACCTGGGACGTAGTAGGGGAGGCTCAAGCCAATGCGGTGTGCCCGGCTGATGACCGAGTTGCGGCTGCGCTTGAGTAGTGCGGCGATGTCTCGCGCCGAAGTTTTGCCCCACCGGGCGCGCAAGATATCGTCTTCAGAGGACGCCCAAGTGGATGCCGGCCCGCCCTTGTAGTCCGCAGACCCGCGGTCGCACTGGCAGCAATGGCAGCTCGACACCCACCGCTCGGCACGATGCCCATGCTTGCACGGCTCGCCGGTGCAGTAGCGTATCAGCCCTGCCTTGATGGCGTCGGCGCGCAACACGACAGGTGGAGCCTCCGGCTCGACCGGAGTTGAGGTAACGTCAAGCATCCGGCATCTCCATGCCCGGAGTGAAAACGAAACGCGGCGGAACTCAGAACGGGCGCTTACGGGCTGGCGCGCTTCCGTGCGCCCGCTTGTCCCATTTCACGAACAGTTTGGTGACGGCGTGTAGAAGGTGTTTGAGCAGCGTAATCATCGTCGATCGCCTTGAGTTCTCGTTCGAGGTCTTCGATCTCACGCTGTACACGCTCACGCATCGCGGCGGCTTTGAGCCGCCGCCACCACCCCGGCCGCGCATCGCCCATCAGCGCCGCGAGCGCGTCGATCCCCTGTTCGCTCTGGAGCAGCGACACCAAGGCGTCGCTTGAGAGCCCCGTCTTGCGGGAGAGAAAATATTCCGCTGCACGCAGGCGAAGGCCGGTTAACTCACTGAGGTGATAGGCAGTCTTGTGCGGGAAAAGTTCCCTAACCGTCTGCGCCACGCGATCCCAGTGCCCTCGGAGGGACTGAGTACCGCAACGCATTGCGGTTCCCCGATTTGCCGCCAGCGCGCTCATGGTGTTTTGTCCCCGCCATGGAGGACGACATGGTGCCAATACACCTTCGCCGAATGATCAAATGGCTTCTGGTATCCGCCTGGATTGCGCTGTGTGTCGCGGTGCTGGTGTGGCTGTTGTGAAGAAAAGCGGGAGACGGACTTACGCCTCCCGAAGTAGCCGACCAGGCGTGACGTTGGTCGGCTGGGAGGAACGGCGAGGGGGCGGGGGCCTGTCCAGCGTTTCCCGCCCCTTCTGTTCGTCACCCCCTCATCTGAGGGGGATGGCGATGAAAATTCGTGGTGTCTCCGTAACATCGAAACGCGTTCCGTTTTGGAACCGCGCGAAGTTTTCAAGGGCTCGCCATTTTGGCGTTGACACAATGTCGCACCACCCACACAATCAAACCGCGAGCGAAGAACGAACAAACGAAACGCACGCTGGAAACGCTCCCGATTTTGGGGGTCTGCAGCATGAAGCTGGTCAGCATCACGCCGGATTCCGGCGATGGCGTCGTTGTGCGCGTTTACGAGCATCGCGCCTCGCGAAAACCAAAAACAGCCGGGCTCGCGCGCAAGCGTCGCTTGCAAAGCTCCTCGGAAATTATCTTGAAGCTGTCGGGCGGGATTCGACCGCGCGCCCTCCATGTGGAGACCCCGTTGCGGCTCATCCCGAGCACGGCTGCGGCTGCGGCAGTGCCCCCTAGTGCGTCGATGACTTCGTCCACTGACTTGAGCATTCCTAACCATAGTTCTCGAAGCGAGAACTTGTCAAGGTTCTTGTTTCGGGCAATCGACGATTATAAAATAGCAAGCAATAATAAGGGGATGGACCGCCCCGAGATCGTCGGCAAGAGATTGCGCCTGTGGACCAAGGCCGTAGGGCTCAATGCGACCAAGGTCTGCAAGTCCATCAAATATGGCAAAGGGAATTGGTCCGAAATTATCAATGGAAAAGAACGGCTTCCGCTCGACGTCGCCGATTCCCTGCACGAGACGTTCGGCCTGTCCCTAGAATGGATGTATTACGGCCGCCCCGAGCCATCTCTTTCTGCGGAGATGATTGTGCGAATGCAGGAAATTGACGAGCAAGAGGAGCTTGACCGCGCGCGGAAAGCCAAACGAGTGCCGGCCTAGCCATGCACACGCTCGTCGCCATCCTTGTGACCATCGCGGCGTTTTTCGCCTGCTACTATTTTGCGGTTTGGATGCACGGCGAATAAAAGTTCTCATTACGAAAACTTTGTTGTTGACAAGTTCTCATTGCGAGAACTATAGTCTCTCCATCGAACACGGAGAGACCACATGACCGACCACACACGAGAACGCATCGCCTTCACCTCCGCAGGGGCCGTCCCGCCGCAAATCGCCAAGCGATTGGCCGAGCGCGCAGCCGCAGAGCGCCGCCAAGTCGGCGGCCCTGACAGCCTCGTCAAGCGCGTACAGCGCGGCGAGGAAGATCGGCCCTGGTGGATGGAAGAAGCCGCGGAATAGCGGGGCGCGCCAGCCGGGGCGCGCTCGAAGTACCGGCGCCTTTCAACAGGAGTGACCGCGATGAAAATCACAATCGTACTGAACGGAGCGGGCGGCGAACTCGATCGGCAAACCATTGTCATGCCGGATGACGACGACAGCGCCGAGGTCTCCGCACAAATCCACGAGGCTATGGAGACGTGGGTGCTGTCGCCGGGCGACACGATTGTCATTTCCGATACTGAGGCCGCGTGATGCGCATCCTTCGCGAATTCGCCTTCCACCTGCCGCACGCGCTGTTCGACCTCGCCGTGCTCGGCACGTTCCTCTTCGCCATGTTCGTGGTGATGGCCTTCTGGCTGGGAGTCGTCGTGCTCTGACAACGCTTTGATCTGCACAAGGAACTAACTCACATGACCGCCCGCACACAAGATCGCATCCAGTTCGCTTCCGCCAGCGCCGTCCGCCGCGCCATTCCGGCCCGCGGACGCCAGCCTGACGGAACCAGAACCAGAGACGAGCATCGCGCAGAAATAGTGCGCCGCACGAATGACTATGTGGGGCAAGGCCTCACGCCAGACGAAGCGCTCACAAAGGCCAGCGCTGATTGGCAGCAATTCCTCAAGCAGGAGGGTGACGAAAAGGTTGCTGCAGTTAAGCGGTTTCTTGCGGGAGGCGCCGTCCGCGATCGCCTAACCAAGTCAAAGGGTTGGGCTAATTTGCAGGAAGCCGTCCGCACCGCGGTAAAGCCGACCATCCGCACCGCCTTCGCCGATCTCCTCGTCGCCCTCGCCGACAATCACCCCGTCAACATCATCGGTGAGGCCGACTCCGCCGACATGGAAGAACGCGCCGAGCATGTGCAGGCCGTCCTTGGTGCGGTCGAGACCTATCTGACGGCGGTGCTGGCCGACGCCAAGCATCGCACGTCGGGGCTCGACTTCGACGTGAACGTGATGGGGCGGCTCGCCGACATGCAGGGCGACCTGGTCGGCGCATTTCGCAATGCTGCCGACGCGATGCGCGAGTTTAAGCGCGAGCGTGAGGCCGACGATCTATGACCGTGCTTTTGACCTGCGGCCTCGTCTTCGCCATCGGTTTCCAGGCCGGGTGCCTTCTCGTGTCAACGAGCCTGATCCTGACGGAGCGGGACACGGAGCCCGCGCCGATACGGGCACCGGAGTCGAGAATGTTTCCGAGCTATCAAGCCTATTTGGCGCGAGCGGAGTGAATCGTGAACCGCACTTACGAGCCGGAAGACGAGCTGGTCGATGAATTGGAAACGGCGCTCGACGATCTTCGCGACGCGCAGACCAAAGCCCGACGATACCGCGAGGCGCTCCTCAACCTGTTCTGCGTCGTGAAGGCGCTATCTTGCCCGGGCGGCCTCTCGACAGAGACGCTGCGGGAATACCTGAAACAGCATCCAGCGACCCGGGAAGCCGCCGACGCGCTCGGCACCGATCGACTCGATGATCCGAAGTTCTGAGTCCCGCCATGCCGCCCAAGATCATCACCCACTACTGGATGAAGCCAATTCCGCCCCGTCAATTCGATTGGTCGGCATGGCGCGACGGCGACGAGCCGAACGACGATGGACAGATGAACATCGGTTACGGCGCCACCGAGGAAGAGGCCATCGCCGATCTGAAAGAGCAACTTGAAATAGATTGAGAGGGATTGAACGTGAACGCACCGCAAGCCTTAACCGTTATTCCTGCCGGCCGCGCTCTCGCGCCGTCTCGCTTCACGCCGGAACAGGTTGATCTGATCCGAAGGACGATTGCGCGCGGCGCGACGGACGACGAGTTGCGCCTGTTCCTGCACCATGCGGACCGCACCGGCCTCGATCCACTCGCGCGGCAAATCTACGCGATCAAGCGCTGGGATAGCCAGCAACGCCGCGAGGTCATGGGCATACAGACCTCGATCGACGGGTTCCGGCTCATCGCAGAACGCACCGGAAAATACGCCGGCCAGGTCGGGCCGTTCTGGTGCGGGAGAGACGGGCAGTGGACCGACGCTTGGCTTGCCGACGAGCCGCCTGCGGCTGCAAAGGTCGGCATCATCCGCAGTGATTTCAAGGAGCCATGTTGGGGCGTGGCTCGGTATGGCGCCTATGCCCAAAAGAACAAGGAGGGCAACCCAACTCGCATGTGGGCCACCATGGGCGATGTGATGCTCGCAAAATGCGCCGAAAGTCTCGCGTTGCGAAAGGCATTCCCGCACGAACTCTCGGGCCTCTACACCAACGATGAAATGGAACATGCCGGACCGAATACGGCCCGCGCCCGCAACGAGGCCATTGCCCAGATCGAAGACCCTGACGAGCGACGCGCGGCTGCGGAGGCCGCTGCCGATGCGTGGGCAGACCGCAACGCCGCAAGCATGGTCAACGCCATGCGGGCTGCGCCCGTCAAGCATGACGCCGATGGTGTAATTTGGGAAGATGCCGGAGAGCGGCCCGCAACGGCCGACGACGTTATCGAAGATGATAGCGAGCGCTTGACGCGGTTGGATGCAATACTAGCCGAAGCCGCCTCGCGCGGTATGGAGAAGTTGTCGCGCGTTTGGTTCGACATCCCCAAGGACGCCAAGCCTGCGCTCAAGGCGGCCCTCGACCGCCGCCACAAGCCTGCCGCCGCACAGGCAGATGCAGCGCGCAAGTCAGCAGCACCGGCGGGTGACGATGGTCTGGACATTCCACCTCAGTTCGATCGCCGCGCGAAGCCAAGCGATGCCGAGCCAAATACTTACGTTGATCTCGTGAGCGCAGGATAACATGAAACCGATCGCCATCACCGGCCAGCTTGTCGACGTGCGCAACATCGCGGCGCACAAATCTGCGAGGCTATTGATTGACGTTCCAGCCGAGCAGGCCGCCAGCATCATTGCGGCATTCGGCTGGCCGACGATGGTAAGCCCGGTCCCGGTAGCGGTGGCGCGCATGAATCCCGAGGGCACCATAGCTCCGGGCCAGGAGCGGAAGACGGAACCACAAAGGGCGATGTCTTCCGCTCCGCTCCAGCCGGAAGCGCCGAAGGCGAGGCGGCACTGGGATGACTTATCTCCCGCACAGCAATGCGGGATCCGATGCGCCGATCCAATCTTTCGCAAGTTCCTTGAGGAAAACTACGGGCAGGAATTCAATAACGAGGGCTCTGCAGCGATGTTTATGCGGGATTACTTCCGCATAGAATCGCGAAGCGATCTGACGGCTAAGCATTGGTCCGCGTTCGATAAAACCTTCCAGGCCTGGAAGGTTGCCGACCGGGTAGGTGCCGCATGACCCGCCGCGAATTCCCCGCCAAAATCAAGCTTGCCGCGTTCGAGCGCTGCGGCGGCCGTTGCGAGCTATGCACGGCCAAGCTCTTTCCCGGGAACATCAATTATGACTTCGACCACCGCATTCCTGCTGGGCTTCGCGGCCTATCCGACTTTGCAAATTGTCTGGTCCTTTGTCGATCGTGCCATCGCCAAAAGACGAAAACGGATGTGGCTGTGATCGCCAAGGCGAAACGCATCGAACGCGGGCACGCCGGCATCCGCAAGCCGCGCACGATCACCCGATGGCGCCGCTTCGACGGCTCGCCGGTCCACGCACCACGGGAGCGATGAATGACCTTCGCACTCGAAATCTACCTCACAATGGCCTTCGGTGCCGGCGTCGGATGGCTCGCCTGTGCGCTGTTCACGACAGGCCGCCGCGCCGACGATGCGGAGTACATCAGGCAGGCCGGACTCAAGCTTGACGGCAGCCGCGCACTCAATCGCGCTCTGACCGACGAAAACGAGCGCCTGCAGGCCGAGCTTTCGGAGTTGAACGCGCTTCGCCGTGATGGGCGGGCCTCGCTCAGGGGAATGCTGCAGTGAACCGCGCCCAAGAGCTGCGCCGCCTCATAGAGAGGCTGAAAGTGCTGCGCTCCAATAGCCGTGTTCCACACGCCAAGGACACCTTGGCAGAGGCCATCGCCGTCATCGCGAGAGACCTGGACGCCTGCAGGCAACAGGAAAAGGACTTTCCGCCGGAGGCATTCGTTTAATGAACATGCACAATTTTCTCCTTGGTCCCGCCAAGCCCGGCGACGGACCAACGCCTGGCCCGGACTCTTCAGCAAAGTCCCGGTCAGGGTTTCCCCGTGCTGGAGCAGAGCGATCTCTCGGGGTTGCCACATCATCGGACCGGCTAGCCTCCGGTGGTGTCTCCGAGTGCCGAACAGCGGGTTCGATTCCCGCGACGGGGGCCAATCCCATCACCGCAGGCCCGGCCGCGCTTCGCGATGCGCTTTTTCGGTGCGCTGACGCAATGGCCGACGGCTTCGGCCGCGACTGGGAGCGAGAGGAGATCGAACGCAGGGCGCGGGCATGGGAACAGAGGCAGCGACATGGGTGAGAACACGAAAATCGAATGGTGCGACCACACGATGAATTTTTTTGTTGGCTGCGAAAAAGTCTCTCCCGGCTGCGATCATTGCTACGCCGAGTCGTGGGCGAAGCGGAGCGGCCATCCCGAGCTATGGCAGGGCGAGCGGCGGCGGACCAAGACATGGGCCGAGCCGCACAAGTGGAACAAGCTCGCCGCTGGTGCCGTAACGCGGCCAAGGGTCTTCACGAATAGCCTCGCCGACTTCTTCGACAATCAGGTGCTTAGTGAATGGCGCGCTGATGCCTGGGATGTCATCGGCAAGACGCCAAACCTCGACTGGCTGATTCTAACGAAGAGACCGCAGAACATCGCGAAGATGCTGCCGGCCGGGTGGAACGATGGCCTCTGGCGGAATGTCTGGTTAGGCACTACGGCGGAAAACCAAGAGGAGCACGATCGGCGCTGGCCGCACTTGAAGGCGATTCCCGCTGCGGTTCGATTTCTCAGCTACGAGCCGGCCCTCGGGCCGCTTGTGCTTGACGCCGATGCGCCTCTCGATTGGGTCATTGCCGGCGGAGAATCCGGGCCGCACGCACGTCCGATGAGCCTCGACTGGATGTTCAATCTCCGCGACCAGTGTGCGCGCCAGGGCATCTATTTTTTCTTCAAGCAGATGGGCGGTAGACGGAAGCCATTCCCTGAAATACCGACCGGCCTCATGGTCCGCGAATTCCCGAGGTCCGCAGCATGAGCGAATGGAAACGCCGATGGGCCTTGCGCAACTATGTGCCGATCCGATTCCTCGACCGGTGGGCCGGTTGCGGAGACGATCTGTTCCACGGCTTGCCGACGAAGGCCATGCGGGCGTGGATCGAGCAGGGAGAGCGGACGTGACGGCCACCATCCTTTCCGACAGCATTTGCCGCGCCCGCCGGCCGCACACGTGCGACCAGTGTATGCACAAGATCAAATTCGGGGAGCGCTACCGTCGGCAAGTCTACATCGACGGTGAACTCCGTACCTATCGCGCTCATGAGGATTGCGACGCCGCCGCGCTTCGGAAACAGGAACTTGGGGACTATCGCCCGACTTACGATGACCCGGTGAATCTTCGCAACGACCTGTGTCCGGAAGATTATCCTTGGCTGCTGGCGGAGTTTCCGGCCGTCGCCGATCGGTTCGGAATCACGGATAGGACGATCGCATGACCTCCCGCCCCGGCTGGGACAGCCAATTCTCCCAAACCGAATCCGAGCGCGCCGAGCGATGGCAGGCCACCAAGGCGGCACGGATTGCCAAGGGCCTCTGCCCGCTGTGTGCGAAGCCGGTGAAGGAATGTGAATGCGAGGCGCAATGAGCGTCGAGATCAGAAAGAATGATGACGGCTCTATCGATGAGGTCATCGCCAATGGCTGCGCCATCCACCTCGAACAGATGGACAAAAATGCTTGGTATCTCGGAATCGATGCCAGCGATGGAAGCCACTGGCAGTTCTGGATGGGGGCCAACGGCAACTGCCATGTCATGGTTCGCCATACCGAGATGACGCCCGGAGGCGATGTGCCGAGATGAGTGCATTATCCACCGCCCATCCACAGCCCGAACTCCATCCCCGCTGGCTCACCAAGGCCATGGCCGCGCGCTATCTCACCATGTCGGAGACGACATTCGACGACAATGTCCGCAAGGGCGCCTTCCCCCCGGCGATCCGGTTGCCCACAGGCGGACTCAAATGGGATCGGTTCGATCTTGATGCGGCGATGGAAAGGCTGAAACTCGGGCTCTTGCCAGCCAATGACGCAGGGGTCCGCAATGCCAGACAAGCGCCGGAGGGCCGCCGTGGCTCTGCCTAAAGGCGTCCACCGCGTCGTAAGCCGGGGCCGGGAGTATTTCTACTGGCAGCCCGGCCGCAACACGGCGTCGCCGGGAGAGCGGGTAAAGCTGCCGAGCGACCCGCAGAGCCCGGAATTCTGGGCAATGCTGGCGCAGCTACAGGGCGCCCCGGCCACGCCCGTCGTCGTCACGATGAACATGGTGTTCGACAAGTACATGCAATGGCTTGGAGGGCGTAGCGATGTTGCCGGAGAGACCAAGCGCAAATATGGAAAGACCCTCGATATCGCTCGGCGAGGCATTGGCCACATGTCTCCGGACAGAGTGCGGCCGTCAGATATCCGACTTTTACTCGACCAATTTGCGGATGTTCCGGGTACGGGAAATAACCTGTTGGGTGCTCTGCGAGCGGTGTCCTCTTGGGGACTTGAACGAGGTCATTTCGATCACTCGATCACGGAGTCCGTCAAACCATACAAATCAGACGGTGGCCACCGCCCCTGGACGGCCGAGCAATGCCTCGCCGCCGAGCGCGGACTGACCGGCATGGTCCGCCGCGCGTACTTCCTCGCCCGCTACACCGGCCAGCGCGGCTCAGACGTGGTGCGCCTCGGCCCGCACATGGTCGATGACGGTGGCTTCCGCATCGTCCAGCAGAAGACGCAGCGCGAGGTGTGGTGCCCCATCGATCCAGAACTTGCCGCGGAAATGGCTACCTGGGAAAAGCGCCTGGGGCCGTACCTGCAGCAGCACTGGGGCAAGGTCTACGGCCGCAAACTCTTGGACTCGCAGTTCCGGTCGCAGGCGCAGCAGATCCCGGAACTTGCCGGCGCGACCTTCCACGGATTGCGCGGCACCCGCGTCGTCGAGCTGCGCCAACGGGGAGCCACCACGACGCAGATACAGGATCAGGTCGGCATGTCGCTGCCGATGATTGAGCGGTATTGCCGATTTGCGGACAAGAAGGCGAATGGGAAGGCAGCGGTGATTGCGCTGCGGAGGCAGGGGAGCGGAGCATGAGCGAGCACAGTCCAGCACCATGGATGTGGGATGGCCCACCGCATAACATCCACGTTGTGCAGGCGAACGCGCCTCACATGCGCGTCTGTTTTTTGACGAGCAATGGACCGACAGAAGCCAACGCCCGCCTGATATCCGCCGCGCCGGACTTGCTGGCGGCGCTAAGAGCCATGGTTGACAGATGGGAACCAGACACCGAGGGCCTGGATCGCGTCATGTGGGAGAATGCATGCGCCGCCATCGACAAGGCCACCGGGCAGGGGAGCGGAGCATGAGCGAGTGGCAACCGATCGAGACGGCGCCGAGGGACGGCACGCGAGTCCTTATCGCCGATGAGGATGTTTGGATGGCGGTGGCGCGCTTTTGGCCGTGCAACATGGCTTGGACGGAGGATGCGGCATCGGGGCTTAAGCTCAACGAGCCGACCCATTGGATGCCGCTGCCGGAGCCGCCGAAGATGTAAATTGGAAATGTTTTACAAGGTCGCTGTAAAACAAAAATGGTAAAGCCTTTGATTGATTTGGATTTTCCAAGCGCCGCGCGGAAATGAGACATTTCCAAGGACATTTTATAACCGATTGAGACCATTGGGAGATCGGACGATGGCGTTTTACAGAGCAAGGGCAAAACACCGTGAACGATGCCGGAACTTGACGGGGGATTGTAAAACAGTTTTGGCGCTGCGGAGGCAGGGGAGCGGAGCATGAGGAGGGAGTGCGACGTGAAAAGCGACCTGATTGACATCACCGTGTCGAAGCAAGGGCGAGTCATGATCTACGCACAGGACATAATCGATGCGCACAAAGCTGAGATCGCCCGCCTCCGCGCCGAACTCGCCGAATACAAGGCGACGTATCAGTACAATGATGCAGACATCGACGTGCTCAATGATAAGCACGCCGAGGAGATCGCGCGGCTGCGGGAGGCGCTGGGACCGTTTGCTGATGCACACCAGGATTTGCTTGAAAATTGGGGGCGTGAAGACTTTGTACTCGTCTCGCTTGCCCGCATACACCGAGATGTATGCATTACAATCGCAGACTTCGGGAGAGCCCGCGCCGCCCTCGCTCCCCGTCCATCAGAGGAGGCCGAGTGATGCTCTCCAACACCACTAGAACCACAGCAAGGCCATTCTCGGAAATCAAACGCCTGATCGAAATTTATCCTCCTGAATGGAGGCGTTGGTGTTCAGCGCCGGAGAACGGCGGTTGCGCGTGCATGGGGTGTGTGCGCCAGCCAGCGCCCTCTACCGTGCGAGGCGACCCGGAATATGCCGTGTGGCCGGACGATGAAGACGCTCTGATAAAGGAAGAGGTTGAGATTTATCTCGCTCCCCGTCCACCAGAGGAGATTAAGTAATGAATATAGATCGTCTGCTGGACCTCATCGCAGAAGCACACCCGCAGATGGTGGCGGTCGGGCGATGGGACTGGGTGGTCAGGGCCGACGCGGCGCTGGCGCTGACTCCACGATCGAGAACGGAGCCTCATGCGCCTCCTCCATTGGCCACACCCATTTCTGAATAGGATTGCTCCATCGCTGGATGTCCTTGCGGAAAACCAGGTCAGTTCCAGGCGGAGCATCGGGGGCGATCCAGGGTGTATGGAAGCGGTTCGACGAACCAACGGCGCCGTGGTGAACAGTGTGAACGGGGGGAAAAACCCAAATGTCGATGCCGTTCGTCGCGATGAATCTGCGGTTCAGCATCCCATTGCAGCCCGCGCGCAAAGTCCGGTCGGTCCACACTGCCGCGAACTTCTGACCAGGCGTTACGGTGCTGGGCTCCATGTGAAAGTCAGTCGTTTCGATGCACGGATCACGTTGCAAGAGCATATAGGTCGGAGTGGCAAACACCAATGCCCCAGCCAAAAAGGCAATAAGAAAAGGTCTCGGACGCATTACTGACCCCTTATCCATTCGACCAACTTTGAAAATCCCTGCCCCACTGCTGCGACGGCAGGTGCGGCCAGAAGAAACATTCCAAGCAATTTGAGTAACCATTTCGTTCGGCGGCGCTCCTCTAGCGCCTCGTTAAGTTGGTCAGCGGGACCGTCCTTCTTGAAAAACGCCCTGATTTGGACTCGTTCGTCCGCATTGAACCTTTCGGACAGTTGGTCCCGGTTGAAGTCCTCGAATAGCTTCTTCAGGTCGTCTTCATTTTTGTTCACTTCCCCGCTCTTGCGTTGGTCGCTCTTGTTTTTCTCTCGGCGCTTTAATGTGTCCTTGTAACGATTAGCACAACAAGCGTCGCGGCTGATATTAGCAACGCCCCGCCGCTGAACAGGTAGGCCCACACGTTACGGCCACCGGATGATTGCCCGGCAAGTGTCGTCAGAAGTTTGTCTACCTGCTCGATGCGCGCAAGCAGTGAGGCGTGCTGAACAGAAAATTCTGCTCGCGGGAGAAACGTCGCGGCCTGATCGCTCAACGTGGCGCGGAATTCGTTGACCCCCTCGAACCTCCTCTCGCTTGCAAGCTCGGCTTTTCCGATTGCCTTTTCCGAGGCTGCCAGTGCAACGGCGATGTTGTCCTTGACGGAGTTGATCGATAGCGTCAGTTGTTTTTCGAGCCCGTTGATCTTGTCAACGAGATGATCGCGGAGAGGGACTTTCGGATCGTCCGGCATCGATCATTTCCGCGAGTTCATCTCCCGAATGTACGCCATGACTGCGTTCATCGCCCCCGCCCATGCGATCGTGTATTGTAACCTGACATTACAGTCTTTTCCCGCCGCCTCCTGAAAAGCGGCGAGGGCCGCCTGCCAAGCTTTGAGGTCTGGTATTTCATCCAGGAGACACCAGCCCTAATGCGAGAACAGCCCAGATGGTAAAACCGATCACGAGCACAAGGACGAGCGCGACGATGACGCGATGAACCGTGTCACGAAGCGACTGCTGCCGGCGGTGCTTCACGAAAAGGTTCTCGTATTCGCGGCGTCTCATATTGGCCCCTGCGGCCCCCACCAGTTCACGTTGTCAAATCGGCCGCTGAATACGCCGATCGCGGTGATGAGTCCGAGGATCACGAACACCACGGTTAGGATGTGCTGCGGTATGGTGATTCCGAGGAGGCCGAGAACCCAGATTACCAAGTAGTAGCATAGAACCAGAATGGCGATCGAAAGCAGGATTGCCAGGATTCTCCTAAGCATCGTCGTTCTCCTTTGGTAAGGCAGCCCCGGCCGCTGAGGAAGCCGAGGCCGCTACGTCTGACGGTGCGAGTGGGGGGATGGGGGGATGTCGCTTTCCGTCAGGACGTATCTCAACACGCTAAATCTTTCCTTTATGTTTCCTTGAAATGGAAAACCCTGCAGCGTCCAGCTCCGCAACCAGACGCGAGGCTGTATCACGCGGCGTCTCACTCAAAGAAGCTCGGGACAAAGCATTTGTCAAAACGTCCAAAGCGGAGGACATTTCAATCTCACTGCTTGCTGTTTGTGAGAAGCTTGTAGATGGCCCAAAAGAAGTAGAATGGCCGCTTCCACCAGGGCAATTTGTTTTGTTCGGCCATTCTAGCCTCCATTTGGGCTCCTGCCAGGGTCCATCGTGACCAAACCTTTTCAGTCTGGCCCAAGCCCTACGCAAGAAATTGCGATCACCAGCAGACATACCTGCCTTTTCTCCACCCGCAATTCGTCGGACCTTTCGGTGCAGGCGGCGGGGCTACCACTACCGGCCCCGTGCAGATCAGGTTGTCGCCATAGCGGTGGCAAGTCGGAGGGTCTGCCGGCTTGGACGGGATCGGGCAAGACCAAACATTGTCCTGCAACTGATTGCAGTCCGTATCGTCCTGCGCGAAGGCTGGAGCGCAGAACGATACAAGCGCCACAAGGGCCAAGATCGTCTTCATTGCTTGATCCTCTTTGCTACAACTTCATCCACGGCCTGCTTCATGGCAGCCTTGTGGTCGATCGGAGCAGCACCCTGCGCCGACGTTTTCTGCTGGAACAGCGCCTCGATGTCCTTCAAAAGCGCCGCCATTGCAGGGTTTGTCAGTAGAGAAAAAAGTAGAGTTACCCAGTTCATGGTCGATCTCCTTGTGTTATCGCCTCATTGAGACGGTGGGTGGGACGTAGGCAGGCGGGGCCACGACGACCGATGGTACGGTGGGGTCCATGGCAAGCTTCTGGAGTTCGGGTGCCGCGGCTGGTGTGATCTCGACAGGCTTTACGCCTGAGATAGCACCTGCTTGCTGCACGACAGACGTATTGGAATGGCTGAAAAATCCCCAAATCAACGGCACCAGCGTCACAGCCATGCCGGCAATGGATGTGGCCGTACTTTGATCGATCAGCCCCTTGGTTGCCGCAGCCGACCCGGCGAGACCGATGCCCGTCGTGATCCATGAAATTATCTGCGATTGGTTCATTCCGGTTTCCTTTGTTAGGAGAAAATCCACGCGATTACGCTGGCGATTACGCTGGCTATTGCAGCCAAGGCAAGAAACGCGAACAGCCCGCCGATCGCGAGAATGGGGATTATGCCGTTTTGCGGAGCGAGGCCCATCACACGCCACCGCCAGGGACAAAGCAGCGGATGAAAACATGTCCTGGGCTCTGCATGACGTACCACACTACGGCCCCGCCGGTCGGATTTTCTGAGTTGTAAACCACAGCCTCGGCCGGAACTTCCATCCACTCGATAGGGCCGAGCGCTGCGGGGTTGGGAATCCAGTAGCTATTTCCCCTGATGTCCTCTTCCGTCTGATGGCCATCAGCCATGTTGCAACAGGGGACGCCATGAGGGCTCTTGAGGTTTCGGAACCATGATCGTGTTGCTGGGTCAACGTGGTCCCATTCCCCAGCATAGTGAGTTGTTGCATACGCCTGGATCATGAACGATATAAGAATCACGACTCCTGCGATATATCTCACTGCGTTACACCTCCATAAAGAACCGGGAGATTTGCGATGAACACCTGCTTGGTGTTGACGCCATCGAACATCGTGAGGTCTGCGCTGAAAGTTCCAAGGCCGAGTTGACGGAACTGTGCTTCTTTAATAAGTATTTGCATGTAGCCTAGGTCGGTAATCAGAATGCCATTTCCGAGCGACGCGGACAGCAGAGGTCCGAGCTGATCCGGCGTTCCGAAGTCATACCACGGCAAATAGCCCGATCCGTCATTTCGCGGTGGACCGCGGCGAATTTCAAACTGAAACGTGCTGCCGATCTGGCACACCAGCAGGCCGTTCGATGGCGTGTAGCTGGTCACGGTTCCGAGCATGTAATTCAAGCCGGTCGCGTCTGCGATCTTGACGGCATCGCCCTGCACGATGCCGAGCCCGAGGCCGACCGTCAGACTGAGCGCGGAAAGCTGGTTTCCGATCGGGAAAGTGGGAATGGTGATCGAGGTCGTGGAGGTCGTGGAGATCACGCCATCGGTGACCGTCCACAGCGCGCCAGTAAACGCATTGCCACTCGCCGTTGCCGTGTTGGCGAGATTGACCGGCAATCCCGTATCGTCATCGAAAATCGAGACGGACAAAAGAAAATCCTCCCGGTTGGTCCGGGGGTCGAGCAGTATCGGCGCATTTCCATACATGGATCAAAGCTTCATATAGTACGTGCCGAGTGAAAATGGCCCCATCGAGTTGTGCGCCGTCCCCGATCCTGCGTTTGCCACCGTGATGTTGGCGGTGCCGCTCGCGGTGGTGACGGTGACCGTGCCGCCAGCGGTTTGGATGTTGGACACGTTGCCGCCGGCACCTGTGGCGGGATTGCTGTCGGGATGGTTGTAAGTGAAAGTATGAGCGTGCCCGGCATCCGTGGCGGTGTGATTGTGCGCGGCCAGCTCGGCGATGGTCAGGGCATGATTGGCCTCCCCGCCCGTCGCCTGTGGCGTCGTCACGCCATCGCCGCCGCCCGATGTGACGTTGGTTGCCGCGATGCGCCCCGCTGCGACGTTTCCCATGTCATCGAGGCCGACCGTCGTGCGGCCACGCCAATCGGGCAGGGTCAACGTCTTGTTGGCATTGAAATCGGCCAAGGCATTGGCGCCGCGGCCGGTGCTGACCGGACAATGTGCGTTCGTGCAATTCGTCCAGAGATAGACGAATAGGGCCTGGGTGTCGGCATTGGCGCGCCCGGAGGCTCCCGAGACGGCGCTGCCGATCGTCTGAGCATTGAGCTTCACCCAGCCGGTGAGCGTTTCCGAGGTCGGACGGAACTTGACATCGCCGGTCGCCGCGACGCTGGTCGGGTCCACCGCGCCGCCACCACCGCCGCCGCCCGCGCTTGGGCCCACGACCTGCATGGTGGGATAGTCAAAGATCACCACGCCGCTCGCGTCGGTCAGGCGGACATGAACCTGCCCGTTGGCGAGGTAGAACATGGGGATACGGCCGGTGGAATCGGCTGCCAGCGGCCACGGGAGGGGAAGGGTAAGACCAAAATCCTGGAACGTATTTTGTGGTGTCGCCACAGTTCCGACTTGATAGACATAGAGCAATGCCCCGGCTAAGGGGATACCGTTGGCGTTGACCTGTTGCGTCAGGGCAACGGGGATCACGCCCTGGCCGAAGGCGAGGGACGACCATAGGAGCGTGATTGCGGCGAGGAGGGATCGCAACATGGACATTTCGGATGTCAACCTTGTTGATGCGTATAAGGTGCTGGTTCTTGTGCTTGGCTGGGGGCTGTTTCTGACGATTACGTTTCGGCTATGGGGCAACCGGCCGATCTCGCGCCGGATTTATCAGGCGTTCTTTTTCGTCCCCATGGTCCTAGCGTGGGTATTGCTCGGTTATCCGCTTGGGTTCCAACTTTTTGTTGTCGGTGGCGGGCTGTACTGGGCTTTGAAGCCTCTGGAGAAATTCCTGTTTGGAAAAACCGGGAATTCCCTCCATGTTTGACATCATGTTGCGAGTGGCGATCGTGAGCATCGCTGCGGTGCGCTGCGACGGAGCGCGATCGGCGGCCCGGAGCGCCTGTGTCCATCGCTCGATCGAGGCAGCAGTCGCCGGCCGCGCAAGAGCCTTGGCGAGCACATAACCGCCCCCGAGGCTTCCAAGAAGGCCCGCAAGGGGGCCGACATCGCCGCCGATGGCGTGCATGACGGCGGGAGCCGCAGTGCCGAGGATCGCGCCCGTAGTGGCGGCCCGCCCCGTGTTGGACGTATTTCGGTACTGATCGCCGCCCTTGAGCGTCTTGCCGAGATTGGCGATCGAATCCAGTTGCCTGCGATGGGCGGGGTCAGGGAACAGCACCGACTTGGCGGTATCGCCCATCTTGTCCCATCCGGTCGCGAACTTGTTGAGGCTGAATTCTCCAGTCGCCTGATTGTGGCCTATCTCGCGAAGCGCAGTTCCGGTGATCTGCTCGAAATCCTGCTTGGGCATCTGTGAGCGAAGTTGGGCCAGCAAGCGCGCGTTTCCGGTCTTGTCCTGCGCCGCATTGATGACGCTGCCGGCGAGCCGTTCATCGGATTGGAGATTGAGAAGCTTTTGCAGATTCCTGTTGTTTTCGATCAGGCCCGAGGCGGCCTTGTTTGCCTCATTGAGAACCAGAGATGCCTGATCGGGATGGACACCGGGCCGGGCGCTTTCCCGTGCCGCCTTGTGCATGTCCGCCGACATTGCCGCATAGATGCGCTTGAGGTCTCCCGCGCTATAGCCACCATGAGGGTCGGGGAAATCGATCTTTTCTCCGATTGCCGATCGTGCACGCTGAATGCCGTTGAAGCCCGTCAACGGTTTGCCCGGCACGTCTTCGGCAATGTGAAATCCAGGCCCCTTGACGACGGTTTCGGTTGTAGCGGCCCCCGGTGATCCGCCTTCCTTGACAAGCCGGACAACGTCCTCAAGCCCAGCCGCCGGCTTCAGACCAGCCTTTTCACGTTCCTTCGCGATGGTGCGTAGGGCAGATGCGGTGTTCTTGAGTTCGACGCCTTTCTCTGGATCAATGACATTCTTGAGCGTGTCGTAGACATCATTGATCCGGCTTTTGTTGCTTTCGATTGCTCCCTTGAGGGATGACCTCAGATTGGCTCCCGCGGTCGCGCGGTCAGGCGTTCCGCCGGCCAGGTCTTCCGCCATGCCTGTGACGGCCTCGCCCGCCTTGCCGACCGTGCCGGCGAGCCGTTCATCGATCTTGGCCCCAACGAGCGGAAGCTGCCGGGTGGCCTGAGTAAGCGCCTGAACCCCTCGGTTTTCTGAAACAAGACCGGCCGGGAGGGGGGCGCCGAGTTCTGTCGCAGTGGTCGCCGCTTCAAGATTCGGTGTTGTGGCAGTCGCCGAACCAGATGGCCGGCGCATCATACCCGGCAAGGCCAGGTCGCCCGCTCGCACGGCCGGATTGATGGGCGTGGCGACGCTGGCAACGTCCATGGCGCGTTTGATGCCCTCGGGGCTTGTCGGGTCAAGGGTGCCTTCAAGCACGTCCCTTGGGGCCGTAACGGCGCTTTTGACGGCTCCAGCAATTTGCTTGCCGAGGCGCACGGGCCAGAATGATTCCGGGGTGATACCCTTCTGCTCCGGCGGCGGGCCGCCAGTCAGCCCCTCGGCGATCTTGCGGAGAGTTCCCTTTTCCTCTTTCGGGGATTCGGCAGGCTGTTCCCAATTCATCTCCCATGGCTTGGCGCCTTCGGCCACAGCGGGGGCGGGCGGCGGTTCTGCCCAGTTCATTTCCCACGGCTGGGGCATCAGGTACGCTCCGCCGGGATCACGGGTGCCCACGACTTGGAATCTTTCGGATTGCCCCCGAGGTATCGGTGTCCGTTATGAATTTCCCCGATCTGGGGAGGCGGCAAGCCAGCCGCAGCGGGCTTTTCCTGTCCGGTCAGAGCCTTGCCGGTGAACGGGCTTTTGATCGGGTGTTCCTTGTAGAATTTGTCCTCGATCTCGGTCCAGTTGTCGTGATTCCTGTTGTTCATCGCCAGGCGACTAAGGGCGATGTCCTGTTCCTTTGCTTGGCGAAGCACGTTGATAAGAGCGAACGATCCTTCCTTGGAAGTCAGGAGGCCGGGATTGTTCGCCATGAAGGCGCGGAACTCGAGCTGCGACGGCCGGGCGGTCATTGCCTTGGCAGCCGCGGCCGCGAGCTGGGCGTTGAGCTTCTGCACCGCTTCGGATTCAGGAACGCCGTTGAAGATGCCGGGGAACAGATTGTTGGCTGCCTGCTTGACCTTCAGCCAAGCCTCGGCGCCCGGGCCGGTGGAGATGTTCGCGCCGCCTTGCTTGAAGGCGTCTTCCATGACGTTGAGGGTGTTGAGCATCTGCCGGCCGGGGAGACCGCCGGCCTCGATTACTTCGCCGATGCGCTTGCCCTTGGCTGCCGCTACATCTTCCGAAAGCTTGGTTGATGCTTTGCCGGCCTGCACGATGGGATCACGGAATTCCTTCTGTGGCCCGGTCGGGCGGCCGGCCTCGCCGATTTCCTTGAGGATGTCATCGGCGGTTTTATCGTACGCCGCCGCCTTGTCCTCGCGCGCCTTGGATGGAATCCCAGCGATGGCCTCGCGGCGCGCACGGGTGCGCTCGCCCTCGGCAGCCTGCTTCAGGGCTTGCGCATAGGCGCGGGGATCGGCTCCCGGCGGTACCATGCCGCTCGCCCCGCTGGGGGCCTGTTGCGGCGCCCCAGTGCCCGCTTGTGTTGGCTCCGGCGAGCCGGGTTGCTGAAAGTCGGTTGATGTGCTCCCAACGTCATCCTGGCGGCGTCGCGGCTGAATCGTCGGCCCGGTCAGGTTTTGAGCTTGATCCCCTATCCGTCGCGGATTGACCGTATCTCCCTGCGGTTCCGAGCCGAGCCGGGGAGGCTCGCCCGCCTGAGCGTGCAGGATATTCGGGTCCATGTTCGTTTGACCATGGTAGCCCCTGCCGATCTGCGGCGGGCCCCCATAGGGCGATTGACCGCCGCCGGCACCCTGATCCTCGTTCAGGAATTGCTGTTTCCAGATGAACGGCAAAAGGTCTTTGGCATACTCCCCGCCGCCGCGTTTTAGAAGCTCCTGCGAGATCAAGCCTACATCTTGTGTCGGCTTGCCATCAGGCCCAAGGATGGGCTTCTGAAGCTCCTGAATGCGGCCCATCTGCCCGCGTTTGAACTTCTGCTCCACGCCCTGCTGGTAGGCATCCGGCAGGCTGGAGATCATGCCGAACAACTGCGCCGCCATGTTCGGCGGACCCAGACCTTCAGTCTGCGGATCGACGGAATATGGATTGCCAGCCATTTATCTGCCGCCTGCAATCTTGGCCGCGTCGCTCGCAATGCCGAGGCCAGCCCCGATCGCGTTCGCCGAGGCGTTGTAGCCCGCCATGTCGCCAGCCGCCTGGGCCTTGCCGATCGAGGTATCCGCACCATAGAGCGCCTGGCCCTGGCCGGTGTAGTTGGCGTTCATCGCATTTCCGAGACCGGTATTGACGCCCGCAATGCCGCTCGCCGCGTTGCCAGCAGCGCCGAGATAGGGCTGGAGGTTTTTGACGTAGTTGTCCCAGCTCGTGCCGGCGAGTCCTTGCGCGAACTTGGTCAGGTCGATGTCTGTGTTGCCCGAGTTGAGCTGCCCCATGCGCGCGGCGTTAGCGAGCACGGCATCCATGCCCTGCCCGAGCTGGAATTGGTAGCCGGGGTTATTCAGGAAAGCCGCCAGCGCCGCTGCATTGCCTTCCGGGCCATTAGCTCCCATCGCGTTCCCGTAGGCCGTCTGCCCTGCGCCCGTGGCTGCATAGTTCCTGGTGAAGGGATCGAGCGCCGCCGCGTAGTCGGTCGTGAGCGCGCCCCGGCCCTGGCCGAAGGTCTTGTTGATATCGCCCTTGCCCTGCTGAATAGCGGCGACCTGATCGGCCGCTGCCTTCTCACCGGGGGCTGCGCTGAAGGCATCAAAGAGCGAGGCCATGTCGTTACCTTCCGAGGAATGGCGTCATCTGACTGGCATTCATGGGCATGGCGGTGCGCATGTCATTTCCGGGCATCTGTGTGTTTATCCCCCCTTGCAATACACCGCCTCCTGGACCTCCGGGCTGCACGTTCGGGGGAGCGCCGCCGCCCATGCCGCCCATGAGGTTCTGCACTCCTGGGCGCTGGCCGATCCGCTGCAAGAACTGCTGGAGCATGGCCGCGAAGTTCGGCTGCCCGCCGCCGCCTTGGGGCACGTTGCCCCAGTTCCCGAGCTGGAAGTTGGGAGAGCCTTGCGCCTGTTGAGGGCTGGGAGGCCCCTGCCCGTTGCCCATCTGCCCGGCGCCGAATTGATCGAATAGCATAGCTCACACCTCGATTGCGGACGTGTTGACCTGCGTCATGGTGGCGGTGCCGCCGGTAATGGTTCCAAGCACAAGATCAATCCAGGCTGCGGTTGATAGCGCCAAGCCGGTGACAAGTGCCTGAATGGCGAACGGAACCACCGTCGCGATGATCCCGTTCCCCGTGAAGCTCTGCTGCCCGCCGGATTGCGCCCCGGTGAGTGCCGCGCCGTTGGCTGGCGCGGCTCCCGTTCCCGTGCGGATGTGCCAGAAGGCACCGTCACCCGACACCGATTGCACTACAGCACCGCTAATCATGATGAGAACGCGGCCGGTCTTCGCAGGGGTAATGATGTTGCTTGCCGATAGGTTGGAGAGACCGAGCATTCGGCCGCCGGTATTTGCTATGCCGGTGGGGGAAGCGACCAGCGCGCCAGCGACCTGGGGCGAGAATGTCTGAAGCGCAGCGACCTGGGTATTGAGTGTACCGACCTGGGTATTGAGCGTCGCGACCTGTGGCGTGAGCAGATCGAGCGCCCGGATATCCGCATCGACCGAGAGAAGATACTGCCGCCAGGCAAGCTCCGGAGTTCCTTCCGGCACCTTCACCCATCGAGAGGTCAGGGGCGGAAGCGGGGTGACAAGGGCCATCAGTCGCCCTTGTCCTGGTAGTGATAGGCGTTCATGGCAGGCAGTGCGCCGATGCCGGCAATGCCGTATTTCTTCAGGATGTCGATGAGCTTGTCATCGAAGACGACATAGTTGCGGGTGCCGTCGCCTTTGCCCCGCGACCCCTGATCCAGATACTTGATGCCGGGAATACCCCGCTCCCGCATCATCTCGCTCGCTTCCTTTTCTCGCGCGCCACCGCGCACTCGTGGACTCATTGCCTGCACAGCAAAACCGGCGGGAGCCTTCGTCGGGTCTTTGACCATTCCCCACAATTCGTCGGCGCGATCCTGATGAATGGCACCTAACGCGCGGTTGTAGGCCTCTTTCTTGGCGGCCTCGGCGAGTTCTGGAACCTTCTCCAAGATGTGCGGCTGCTCACTCAGCGGCTTGTCCCAGTCCAGGAAGTGCTCGGGATTGGCTTTGATGGCGACTTGGTACATGCGGCCGGGGAACTTGGTCTTTTCAATCAGATCAAGATGATCGTTGGTTGCTTTGTCTAATTTGCCCCTCAACTTATTTATGGACTGTTCGTTTTTCCCTGCGAAACGCGCTTCCATGATCTGATTGTTGATATCCTTCATTCGTTGTTCTGACGCTGTTAGCTTTGCGCCAAGGTCCGGATCAAGATAAGCCGCGTCTGGAATTCTCGTCGCACTCAACGTGTCACGATATCCCTTAGCCACATTCTCATTCTCAGCAAAATACAGCCCATGGCCGTAAGCCTGCGCGCCCTCTCCGGTCCCGATTTTGGATAGGTCGAAGCGCTCAAAATCGTGCGGCGAGCCATGATAGGCCTTGATGAAGTCGCCCAGTCCGCCCGTCGCACCTTTCGCGGCAGCGCCCTCTAGCACCTCGGCCCCCGCCTTCAACGCCTTCCCAGCCCCCGGCGGCCCTATCGGTGCAAGCCCCGCCGCGGCCCCTACGATGTCCGCCAGCGTGTCTTGGCTTGTACCCGTCATCAGCCGCCCGAGCTGCCCAAACGGCTCCACGGCGCTCCTGCCGACCTCCTTGACGGCATATTGCGTGGATGGCATCTCGCCGACCGAGCGCTTGCCGGCCAGCGGGTCGATCATCTGCCGCAGCGGCCCCGCATAGCCGGGATCGGGCTGCGCGTTGCCGCCAAAGAAGCCGCGAAGTGCCTCGGCGTAATCCACATCAGTTCTCTGCCGGATTGTCGGACTGGGTTGCCGACATGAAAGGCGCGTTCACGGGATCGGTGATATCGAGCCGCCAGCGCCGCCCCTGCGGGCCGCTCATGCCGGTGTGCTTAACGACTACGCGGGTCGTCTTGGATGACCCTTGAACGCCGAGACTGCGCAATAAGGGATTTTTCCAGATCAATCCATCGTTGTCGCTCCAGCTTATAGCTACCATCGGGTTGATGACATTCGGCGGCGCAGTAACGTCGGTAGCAGTTCCCCCCGAGACATAAGCGTGAACAAAAACACTCCCCTGTAGCTCGATATGCGTCGCATCTATAACCGTCACCGGCCATGTTCCATTCGCCTCCGTTGTGCCCACGATTGCCGAGACAATAACGGTGTCGTTTGTGCTGACCTGTTGTGTGCTGTCAACGGTGAGCCTGACCACGCCGCCGGTTCCTGCCGCGGCACCGCTCACGTTCATAATGATGGCGCGGGTCGCCTGTCCTGACCCTGTTGAGAAGTTGAAATCAGCCCGCGAGACCCGAATGCGGTTCGGGAAGTTCGCGACTGGGGCCGATTCCAGCCGCATCAACATCGGCATTCCAAGCTCGGTGTAATTGGCGTCATCCACGAAGCAGAGCGTCCCGCCGTGGGTGTCGCCGAGAAGCCACTTTCCGAATGCCGGATGTCCGCCGACGCCACGCCAGCGTCCCTGTATCCCGGCATCGCTCAGGGACCACCGTTCGTTCCACTGCTGGGTGCCGATGTTGAATTCCCATGTCCATGCGGGAGATGACAGCACCCAGAATTTCTTGCCGGCGAACATATAGACCGAGGCTTCCAGCACGTTGCCGAGCTTGTGCTGGGCCTCGATCAGCCTGTCCAAGTCGGGCGGGCTGGTCTTGGTTGGTTGCAAGCTGCCATAGGGCAGGTTCCATACGCCGAAATCCTGAGCGACCCATGAAAGGTCATCGAAGCCTGTCACCATCCCCGCGATGGCGTTGGCCTGGAGAAGGCCGAAAGGAAGCACAACTTGACGGGCATAGGGAAATGCCGGAGCGACATTTGCTACGTCCTGCCAGACTTCGCAGTGTCCAGTGGTGAACAGAAACAGAAGACCAGAGAACGCTATTCCACGCAGTAGAACGACATCGGATCGGGACTGGGCTGTGATGAAGGTGAGCGCGTTTTGAGTGAGCGCATTGATGCCTGAAGCGAAACAGCGTCCATCCGCGATGGTGAAGAAGAAGTAGGAGTCCTGGAAGCAGACGCTATTTGGTTGCGGTAGATTACCTCCTCCGGTGTAAGCAACGGGCGCACCGCCTGTGGACAAAGTATATGCGCCATTGTCAATATCGACTCCAACGACATCGGGGGTGACTGCTTGGTTTCTGGCAATGGACACCTTTTTCGTGCCGGGGAAGTTTCCTAGCAACGCTACCACGCCCGCGCTCGTCACGGTAGCCGCCTGATTGGCCCAGACCTCATAGGAGAGGTTGTTGACGATCAGCCCGCCGCGGTAGCCCGTCTGAGCGGTGACGGCGAACTGTGAGAGGCCGGGCTGCCGATGGTAACCAGCCGGTGACGGGCCACCTGGGCCGAGGGGCTCCGAGCAGCAGTTTATCAGCCGCCCCGCTGATTCCTGCGGCGTGTTGCCGGGGAATGAGGACAACGGCCATGTGATATCGAACGGGCCACGCATCAAAAATACATTGCTCTGAGCGGCTCAAACGTCGCCCGGCCGCGGGTGATGGCCTTGATCGCCATGGCGCCCGCCCCCGAGCCTGGCGGCACCCCGAGGCCCTTCTGCGTGAGCTTGGCGAAGTCGTCAGGGCTCGATCCGAACTTGGTGGCACAGTCGCCCGCCACGATATCGGCCAGCGGCGAGAACAGCGCACCGGGGATATTGTTGGCGTCCGCGATGTAGCAGATGTCCAGGCCCGCTAGCATTCGGAAGATGGCGTCCAGCTTTTCCTGCACATATTGAACGTCCTCGACGTCGGGCACCTGCCCAGCGGCGAGCACGCCGAGGTTGGCAAGCGACTCGAGGACGAGATCGGTCTGCGTGCGGAATGCGCCGGGCATCAGGCAGCCCGTTTCTTCAGTTCATGGTGCTTGGCCTCGAAGAACGGCTTCAGATAACTGATATCGTCCTCGCCAACGCCGCAGCGTTCGCGCAGGGATTCCTCGTCGGCCCAGCGCTGTTCGAGGTCTTCATGGTCCTCGGCGGCGGCAATCCATGCCTGCGCATGGCTGCGATACTCCTCCGGGGTCTTCGGATTTGGACGGCGGCCAGGTCGGCGCCGCTCAACGATGGGTTCGCCATCGACCCGGAAGCTGGGATTTCCCTTGGCGATCTGCGCCATGGCCATCCGCCGTTCAGTGGCTTTCGAGCGGACCTCGCCGGTCTTCTCGTCAACCCACTTGTCAACGATCGGCACCATGTAGGAATGCTTGACCGGATCGAGTTCGATCGGGACATTGGCGGGGAACTCGACGCCGTTCCAGATCATCACGGCGGGGTCTGTCGGCTCGCGCGGAATATAGGTAACCTGCGTCATGGGGCCTCCGTTATGGGATCAGCGCGGCGCGCCAATCGAGGGTCGTCGGGTTGCCGGTGGAGTTCACGACCGGAATGAATACTCCGCTCAGGCCGGTCGTGATTTGAAAGGTCGCGTTCGCAACACCGTTCATCTTCTCACCTGTGGCGGGATAGATGTTGATCGTGACCGCGGTATCGTTGACGATGGTAACCATTTCGGTTGCCTCTCCGGTTCCGATGCTCGGAAGGATGAGGCTTCCGGTCGCCACCGATTTGGTGACCCGTGCCATCTGATTGCTGACCCGCACGGCCGTTGCCTGCGTGGCGGCCGGACCTGGCACGAGTTCCTGATTGGCCATTCCTTGATTATTGCCGCCGATGACGAACATCACGGCGAGATTTGTGACCGACATGGCGGATTCCTTCTATGGGGGAAAAGGGCGCGGTTCGCCGCGCCAAGTCAGACCGGGGCGCTGCCGAAGCTCCCCGATCGGGAGGGTCGATTAGCAGCCGGCGGCGGTCGCGCCGGAGCCGACAGCGGTGCAGGCGCCATCATTCGGGGCGATATATTCGATGATCCCCACGGCGTTGCCGGCTGTGGCGTTGGCGACCGTGTAGACAATCGTCGCATAGATATCGAAGCCGCCGAGCGTCCCGGACTGCGCAATGCCGTTGCCGGTCACCGTAGTTCCGAGGCCACCGGCCGCGACGGTCTGAGCAACCGCGTTTCCGGCGGTGAGGATCGTAGCTGCGGCCATGAGGTTGACAGCGGCGGTCGTGGTCGTGCCGAACGATACCGTTGCCGTGGTCGCCCCAGTGAACGTCGTGTAGGTCTGCGTGAATGCCCGCACGATGAACGCATTGTAGGGAACCGATCCGACCTTGAACGTGCAGGTCAGCGTGACCGGGATGCACGAGTTGAAGGTGATCGGGAACCGCAGATAGTGCGTCTGCTGCGTCGGGAATATCCGCGCCGCGAACGAGCGGGGCGCAAGCACCTGTGACAGAACAGGCATCGTGACGAGAGCCATGACGCCGAGAGCGCCAATGCCAGTGGCGAAGCCTCCGGCAATATGACGAGCGAGTTTCTTCAACATGGTTTCGATTCCTTGTTAGAGGCATCCCGTGGTCAGATCGCTGCCGCATTGAAGGGCTCGCCGAGGCCTGACATTTCTGTGAAGGGCGCTCTCGCGCTTGCTTGCCAGTGGCTTCACCTTAGCCGACACGGGAAAGGTGATGGGGATGGGCGGCGGTAATGAAGCCCAGTTGCCGCCGCCCTACTGCGTCCGAACGCCTTCCGGTTAGGCGTCGGTCGCAGATGCGAAATAACCCGTGAAGAGGCCCCAGTTCTTATAGAGGCCCGCCGGGGTGAGCTTGGCGATGGTCTTCATGCCGTAGGCCATCATGATACCGACGCCCCGGAAGAACTGATAATCGTCTTCCTTGAGGAACGTCGGGGTGGGCATACGGCCCCAGCACCACGCCATCGAGGACTGGCCGACCAGCCACACCGGAGCAATCTGGATCGCGCCCGAGCCTGCCGTGGTGTAGAACGTCGGCAAGCGCACGTCCATTTCCGGGATTTCCCGGATGATCAGGCCGTTGTAGAGCAGATCGCCATCCTGGAACAGCGGGTTCTTGTCGAGGCCGTCGCCTTCACGGGGCCTCGCCTGCGTGTTCGCGGTGATGATCGTGGTGTCATTCTGCAAGTCTCTGAAGCAGTTCGATCCCGCGAAGACCACGAAATACTCGCGGCCGTTCTTGAGCTTGTAGGGCCGGATGCGAGGATTGGCCTTCTTGGCGAGCCGCTTCATTTTCAGCAGGCTCGCGGCCGAAAGCGTCATCGCCGCCGTTACGTTACCCGCCGCCGTGGCAAAAACGGCTGAATAGTTGCCGACTGCGCCGCCAAATAGAACGCGATCGACGTTATCCGTGACCCAGGTGTTACGCTGAGCCGCTGTTGCAGCGTCGAAGAAAGCGCCGTTGACGCGCTGTCCATTGGCGCTCCCCAGCCCCGCCGGGGCCGTGGACGCCAAGGGAACCGCGTAGTAGGCATCGATGATTTCATCACGCTGCAGCTCCTTGCCCCAGTCCTCCAGCAGCGGCCGGGCCTGACCAAAGAGGTCGATGCTCGACTTCTGCTCTTCCGACCGGGGAATGCGAACGGCGTTTCTAGCCCAATCGATCCAGGCCCTGTCGCCATAGTTGTCGATATTTTCTTCGTTGCCGACCAGCGTTCCCGTGGCGATCGGCACGTTCTTGAGGCGCGCGATCAGGGGAATATTGATCTGCTCGCCGCCCTTCTTGAGGTCGTTGATGACCCGAATGATTGCGGTGAGTTCCGACCCGATATAGGGAGAGAACAGGTTTTGGCGGATGTATTCGCGTGTGACTTCCTTTCGGAAGACGATGAGCTTGTTGTTTGATTGAACGGTAGTGACTGCCATGACCGTAGCCTTTCAGGCTGCGGCCCGGATTTAGCGGCGTCGTCTGGGCCTATTTCATCGCATAGGCGAAGACCGAATTGTCAGAGTCGTTGTAGAGTTCGGGATCGGAATTTCGCATCGATCCGCCTCCTGCGGCTCCGTTTAGACTTCTCGGTAATCGCGTGGTTGTGCGAGGACGGCCACCGTCGCCCCTCGTTGCTTCGCCGCGCATCTCCGCGAGGATTTGCCTGCGAAATTCGGGGTCCGACATGATCTCTTGCGCGACCTTCTGCTTGTAGGCGTTGGGGTCACCGCCGACTTCTCGGAGTATCTTTTGCTCGCCGTACCAGCGCATCACGGCCTTGCCCGGGTTGGGCGCGTCCCATATGCGTTGCACGGTCGATCGAGCTACAGGATCGCTCGGATTGAGCGAGGTCAATGCCTTGTATGCCGCTACGAACTCCTCGCCGTGCTCATCGTGAGCGTCGGCCAGAGCGGCATTGACGTGGCGGGCGGTCAGGTCGCGCTCGATCTGCGCGCGCTGTTCGGCTGCCCAGCCATCCGGGTCCGAGAATAGATCAGGCTTTGCGGGTTGTTCCTGCTGAGGTTGACGGGCTTGCTGCTGCGCGACGCGAAGGGCGGCCAACTCGGCGCGGAAGTTGTCCCGCTCCTGCTCGGCGGCCCGGCGGCGCTCGGCCTCCTCACGAAGACGGCTGGAGGGTATTCGGCCGGTGCGCCCCTCGGGCTCCGGTTCCGGTTCCTCGCCTTCTTCTTCGGAAGCGTCTATTTCCCCGTCTTGTTCATCGCCTTCGTCCGGCTGGCCGTCATGGCCGAGGTCATCATCTCCTCGGTCATCGTCGCCCTCTTCGGTTTCGCCGGGAACGTCGTCCATCTCCTCAAGGGAGCGGTCGCCGTTGTTTTCGTCTTCTGCCTGCCCGGTGGCCTCGTCAAATATTTCCTGCTCCGTGCCGGCAATGGCGCCTGCGATGATTTCTTCCTCAGTTGGAACTTGCTGCGTTGCCATAGTGGTAGTCCTCAGATTCTCTATTTCGCTGAGATGCGTGATCGCCCCTCGATGCCGGGCGGCGGCAACGCCTATTTCGGCGGCGTGTCCGAGGCGGATTGCTCGACCTTCCGCAAGGTCTTGGCCTGATGTCGCTCAAGCCGGGCGATGGTACGCTTTAGGCTACTGAGCAGTTTTATTCCCGCTTCAATACGGATCACAATTGAAGCTGAGGACATCGGCAGCACCACTAGTTCCCTGTGCGGTGAATATCGCCGTCGTGGCGGTCGTCGATGTCTGAGGAAACAGGATCGTGGGAGCCGTCTGATCGGTCAGTCGTCCACAAGCCCATCCAGTTGGGGCATTTATCACGAACGTAAGGGTGACCGTATTGGTGGCTGCGCAGGCTCCGGAAAGCGTGACGGTTCCGGTCTTTTGATTTCCGGTCTGAGCGCCAGCAGCGGCGCACGTTCCCCCGGCCGCGGATGGCGTTGGCTTGGCTGTGATGGCGTTCGTCAGCGTGCCGACATTCTGAACGGGGAACGGCAGAATAGGAAAGCGACCGGACTTCGCTGCTGTATTAGTAAGGACGATGCTGCCTGGGCTGCCATTGGTGACAGTCGAGATCGCAGCATTCGCGCGATACGGCCAGTTCTGCGCTGTGTCATTGAAGCCGCCGGACCAGAACTTGTCTCCGGCCGATAGCACGCTCGTCATCTGCGTGCCGTTGCCATCGCCGCGACTGCAATTCGCAAGTGTGGCGGAGCCGTTGGCGAAGTCGCAGTACATGACTTGACCGGGAATCGGCGCCGAGACATGAATGGCAAACGTGTTCCCGGCTGGCATTGTGGTGCCGAGATTGTTCGTCACGCACGCCCCTGTGGCGTCCGTCACCATATTGTTCTGCTGTCGCAGAGTGATCGGAATGTTGGTCGGAGATGGCGACCCGACTACTTCTACATCCCAGATCGTTCCGGTCGCCTGATGGTAGAAAATATCTCCAAGCTTCAAATTTCCGTTCTGTGAATTTTGCTGCCCAACCGACCACTGTCCGGTCCAGGTATCGCATCCTGCCGATGCTAGGGCCGCTGTCCATAATCCACCAGTCATGTCAAGCGTGAAGTTCCCTGGACCCCTTGTGAATGTCCATATATTGCCTTCCAGGGGATCGACGAATCCTTGAATGGCTTGCGACCACAGAGCCCGAGACAAACTCCCGATCACCGGGTATTTGGTCCAGCTCGCGCCAGATAGAACCGTAGTCCCACCAGCCGACGACATGAACCCGGCAAATCCCTGGCTTTCCCAGATCAGACGGTTCTGGAACTCCGCGTTGGGAAACACGAATGCGCCGGCTAGATTTCCTCCGGTGTAGTTGAGCGCATTCTGACCACCCGCGCCAGCGCCACCAAACAAGGCTCCTACTGCAGTACCTCCAAGAATTCTTGTCCCGTCAATAGCAACAGTCCCACTGCCTCCGGTATAGTGAACCAATGTTTGAATGCGATAATTCCCCGTTACTACGCCCCCCTCGAAACGAACTGATCCTCCTGCTCCATTCAACATATCAATCCAAGCCGCCGGCATCTGTCCGGTAAGTGCGGTGTTGGCGTCGAAAGTTCCGTTATGAAATACCAACGACCCGCCACCAGTGAGATTTCCCAGCTTTACGATCCCTTCCATGTAAGTGTCCTGGAAGGTCAGACCATCGATCGAAAGATTGAGATCAAAGAGCTGATAGACGAAGCTGCAGGCCGGATTGGTGAGACTTCCGCCGAGTTCCCCGTTGAGGGTTCCGAACTGAGTGTTCGTAATAAGAGTGAATATGTTGGAGCAGTTGCCGTTATGAAACGTCGAGGCACGCGCCTGACTCTGACCGATGCTTGCCCCGTAAGTGGAGTTGACGCACCCCATGTTGTACCACTTGACGAAATCTCCGTTGCCGTCTCCGTTGGACATGATGTTGAGGCAACCGGCGAATCCGTCTATGAATACGTCCTGCAAGGCAACGTCGGAGGACGCTGATTGCCCGTATTGCGGGCACGATCCCCCGCATTGTGCAGAATTCACCCAGGCGGGAAAGGTCTGATTGGGGTAGTGATTGGTCTGCGCCGTTCCATGATATCCGTCCACACACACTGCGAAGTATGGGGCGAACCGAGAAATTCCTCCTGGGTTGGTTCCGGTCGGCGTGATTACGGGATCAAGCCATCCCGCAGCAGTCGCCGGCCATGGAATATGCTGCGTCAGATCGGACAGGAAGGCGTGATTCTGTCCTCTGATCTGTATTCCGAACAATCCGCCTTGCCGACTGCCGGCAAAATTTATTGCGCAACGATCGGTCTTAGTTGGAAGTATAGTGACTCCAGACAGTGAAGCGTAAGCCGCACGAGTATCGTTGCACGACTTCAAAGACAGGGAATAGAAATTGATCCCTTGCCCCCATCCGATTGCAATAGTGTCTGTCGTCTTGTAAGCGCCGTCACTCAGGCAAACAGTATTGAAATTGTTTCTCATCGCATAATCCAGAGCATTCTGGATCATTGCGGTGTTGTCGGTTCCAGTCACAGCATTGGTGAATTGATCAAACGTTCCGTCACCAACGGTTCCAAACTGACATGCCCGCACGGGGCTATTGTCGAATAATGGTTCCCAATAGATGCCCGAAGAGACATTGAGAACGGAACCATACTGGCTCGTGGGAGATGACGTTCCTTTCGTATAACTAAGCGAGCACGAACCAGACACGACCGAAGACACGTGCATGACGGTGGCATTGCTGTTGATCGTGGCCGCAGCCAGCGCAGCCGGGCTGGCAACAGTTGCCTCTAACGTTCCTTGACCGGGAAAGGTTCCCTGCGCGCACGCCTGTCCTTCCGCCAAGAGAATGGCAAGAACTCCTAAGAGAAACCTGCCGATCATTCTATTGCCCATCCAGTATTGGTCCCGTCGTTGAACGGAACAAGCGTCACGCTCTGCATGTTGTTGTTTATGATATAATTTGCTGCTCCATCGATAGTTTCCGCACCGTTCGCCGTAATAACTATCGGATGGGCAGAAGCTTGTCCGGTATCCTTGAATGTCACTGGGGCTCCCACGCGAGTTGCGGAAGCCGGAAGGGCGCACGTGGCAGCTCCAGCAATTCTGCAATTGATGATCGAGTCGGATGGGGCTACTACAATCGGGGATGTCGTGACAAAGCGCTGAACCCGCCCGCCTATGGCGAACAGGGACGCAAGGTCCGCAATCGACATCTTGAAGAAAGTGCTATTTACATTGTCCCATACAATCAAAAAATCTGTAGACCAGCTCGTCGGTGGTGGTAGTTGCTGACCGAACTGCGTTACACTGAATCCGACGGTCCAAATTCCCCCCGCCTTTGAGATTGTGACAGGTCCAGACCCCTGCGTGAGAGCAGGAAACGGAAATGTCGCATTGACCCTTATTCTGGCTGGCAGGCTCATCGCCTAATCACTCAGCCACCCCGTTCCATTGATGCACAACAGGCGGCCTTTATTGGTGCCACCGCTTACATATGGCGCACGATAGGTGACGGTCGTTATATCGCTTGCAATGACTGTCCATCCATCGGTGCCCGCCGCGCACGCGGGAACTGCCGTTCCGGCAGCGCTATAGATGGTTCCGGGTCCGTATGCAGACGCAAGTATGCTTCCAGTCGCGTCTTGAGCCCCCTTCCCTATCTCAACTACACCGGCCGCTTGTCGATATATGCTCGTGTCTAGCGTGGTATTGGCGTTCGTCGCATTATTCGTCCACTTCAGACCATCTCCAGATACGAGAGAGATACCAGAACCTAAAGCCATGTGTTGAGTTGCGCCCAGGAAAAATGTAAGAGCGGAACCGCCATTCGCCATTCCCAGGTTGGCAGCAATTCCGCTGTTTGGAACGAATGTCATCTGTGGGACGGTAAGACCACCACCACCAATCGATATATTGCCGAGAGACGATGATGGAGTGCTGACCGTTACATTGGCATCGCACTGCAGAAGGGCACCATCTGAATAGGCAAATGATCCCGCCGTGGCGCAGACAAACGCCGTTGTGGCCGGAGTAATTGTACCCCCTGGATTGCAAGGCACCGCCAAGTTGGCGACGACGCACATAGTAATGAAGCCTGGGACGGTGGCTCCTCCAGCCGTCGGGAAGCTGTTCTGCGCTAGCGCAGGCACCGCTAGTGATGCAGTCAGAAGCGCCCCAAGGGCGAAATGTTGAAGAGATTTCAGCATGGGACAGCCATATTTGCTACGATGCACATTCTAACGACTCCTCCCACCGTTGCCCCGCCCGCAGTCGGATAGGTATTTCTCCCGTTGCTCGTTCCCGAGCAAGGAACCGCCACGTTACCGACAATGCACATGAGCATGACTCCCTGAACGATTTGCCCTCCCGCTGTCACAAACGAGTTCTGCGCCAGCGCGGGCGAGATCATGAGCAGGAGTGCCAGGATTGTTCTCATGTCAGTTCGCCGCCATGATTGACCAGTTGACACCGTTCGATTGCAGTCGCGCCCATTTGCCCTGCGTGGCCGGGAAGATCGCCGTTCCCGCAGCGCCTCCGGTGATCGGCACTACGTTTGCTGTGGCGCTCGCGACCGTCTGGTTGGCGATCAGCTTGAGATCGAGCCACTGCCCCGGAACTAGCGTCGGGTCGGGCAACGTCACCGTGAACCCACCGCTCGGATTGAAGATGACAGAGCTTTGCGAGGCCGACACCGTTCCCGATGTTCCCGTAAGCGTGACCGGCGATAGCGTGCTGATCGTGTTGGTGGCGACGAACGATGTCGTGATCCCGGCATTGAAAATCTGCAATGCCGTCCAGGACAATGACAGGCTGGTCCCGAATCCAATCGTCCAGATGCCGGATGCCTTCGCGACCGTGACCGGGCCGTTGCCCTGCACAAGCGCCGGGAATGGGAAGGCTGCATTGACCCGGATGTCGGCCGGAAACGTCATGCCGCGTTCTTGGCCTTCTGCTTCGGCCTGGCGGCGATTTCCTTGCGCTTCATCTCATGGTCCGCCTTGCGGGTGATGTGCTGCTCACGCAATTCCGCCATGTCGAATGCGTGCTGCTGTCTGGCTTGATCCATTTGCAACCGAATCTTCTCGCGCTCGGCCTCGACCCGCATCATCTCGATCCGCATGTCGCTGGCGTGCTGCTCTCGTGCTGCCTGTTGGTCCTGCACGCGCGCCATGGCGTCCTGCTGCGCGTTGAATTTCTCAGCTTCGGACTGAACCTGAGCCTTCTGGACCTCGGCCTGACCCTTCTGCTGGGCCACCTGGGCCTTGATCTGCTCGGCCTGCGTCTTTGGATCGGGCTGCTGAGATTGCTGCTGAAGCTTCTGCATCAGATTGGCCTTGAACGAGGCCGGCATCGGCATGAACTCGAGTTTGATCTGCCACGGGATGGTCGGGTCGTCCTTGATCACCTCGTAAGCATCCTGCATGAGGTTCGCGGTGTCCGGGCCCTCGTCCATCACGACATCGACATCGATCGCGCCGACCATGTTCTGAATGGCGGGCTGCCCCCACTGATCCATGGTGAGCGCGTTGATCTGCAAGAACTGAACCAACTCGTCATTGCCGGCGTTCACCCGGATGTAGCGCTCGGATTTCCAGGTGTGCTGGATCGCGGACCACACGGCCCGATAGACCCTCATTTTCCAAGACTTGTAATTGCGAAGGAACGTACCGAGGTCTGCGGAGGCCGCCTTTTGAAGTCGATCGATTGCAACGCCGGAATGCTCACCTTGCTCCGCCGCCGTTACACGGTCGGGCATAACATTTGCGAATCCCACGATCTTTTGCCGAGCATCCTGCATGAGGGCGAGGTGGGCCGATAGGTCTTCGTCCTTTTGCTTTTCAGCGGGCGGCTCGAAGCCCTTGTTGAACTCAATGACACCATCAGGCCGCGCTGCTTCACGCCGAGCCGTCTCCACATCGTCAACAGCGCCCTTTTCGACTGTAAGGCGCGTTGTATTGCTGATGTGCAGCGCTTTCGAACGGCGCTGGTTAACTTCATCCTGGGGTCCCTTGAGGTTGCGGACGAATCCATATCTATCGCCGTCATGATCCACGGCCGCGGAAAACATGATAAAGCGATCCGTAGAGCGTTTCCGGTGGTCAACGAAGGGGGAGACGCCTTGGTCAAGCAGTAGGTTCGAAACGTAAAACGCCCAATGCCATTTGCCGCGATTCTTGTACCAATGCTCGACCAGCCTAACCCTGTGCTCATTCGCATACACCCATTTGAACTCGCGATCCGCGTGCGTCGTCAGGTCGAACCCCGTTTCGACCATCAGGGATCGCAGCTCTTCCTCTTTGTCGGGGAATAGCTCGATTGCTGCTTCTTCGTGCAGCCATTTAGATATGCCCTTATATCTCGCATCGCTAAAATCAGGCTTGTAACTAGTAGGGTCATAAAAGAAGTCATCACCAAATACAAAGTCAGCAGATATGTCCGGGTCACCGTGGTCCCCCTCGATCAGCTTGAGTTCGATTCCCCCGATTCCTTCAGTGGCTGCCTGGCCAGCACAATAGCTATCAAGGAACGGCCACTCGCAGCCGTCCAGCACGGCCCGGATGCACTGTGTTGCAATCTCGGCACCGCTAGCATTCTTTGGATTGCGGGGATATGCTTTCGGGTCGGCTCGAAATCGCTGGGCGATCCATACCAGATTGTCAATTTTTGTAGATATTTCATTGAACGTAATGATAGGCTGCCGGCGCTGGCGGAGAACGCGGATTTCCTCAGGCGTCCATTGACTCCCATGATAATAGTGTCGTGATAGCTTCTGCTCCTCATATTCCTGCACCTTCACGGTCAAATAGCCGATGTATTTCTCGCGCAAGCGCGACACCGGCAGAAAGCCCTGCTCGTCGCCGTCCCAGTCTTCTTGATCGGGGCTGATTTCGGAGAGGCGATTAGCTACGACCATTGCATAAGCTCTTGCACCGGCTTCGGCCGCTCGATGAACAGGTCGGGCGCGTCGAGTGCCGCCTGGATGCGCCGGCACGCGATGTCGAAATACTTGGGCTCGATCTCGATCCCGATGAATCGCCGTCCCAGCTTCACTGCGGCTACGCCTGTGGTGCCGGAGCCCATGAAGGGGTCGAGGATGGTGCGGGCGTCGAGCAAATCTACGCACCACTTCATGAGATCAAGCGGTTTTTGCGTTGGATGCTCGCGAACGTAAGAGCCGCCAGTGGGCGCATCGAAGCGGCGCGCGGGCGAATCAATGTTCGTCCAAGCCAACTCCATATCGGCCTGCGTTGGGACGGAGTTCGTTTTCGTCCACGCCAGCCAACACCGGCTCGGAGGCAGCGGGAAATAGTTTCCACCCCATATGATCGCCTCATCGGCACATGAAAGGATCACGCTCAAATCTGGAGCAACCATGTCCCATTCGTTGCCGCCAGAGAGTTGATTCCAGTGGCCCGTGTTGGCGCCGCCCTGCATGAGCCGGCCAATCCCATATGGCGGATCAGTCACCACCGCATCGACTCTCCCCAATGTCGGCAAGACTTCCCGGCAATCCCCACAGATCAGCCGAACGGAATCGGATAGGTGTTCCTCGCGCATCAGATTTCAGCCGTCCGCCACTCATCGGCCTTGGCCGCTGCCACCTTCGGCGCAACCTCGTTGTGGTAGAACTCGGTTACGTCCTTCTGGAGCTGATCGGCCGCCACGCCGAACATATCCTGCCCCTCGCAGTACATCATGAGGTTGGATGCCGCTTGGGCACCGACATAGAACGCGAACCGCAACGCGTCCCTGTGCGTGTCAGGCAGTCCAATATGTAGCCAATGGTCGGCGAAGTCCTGCCATGCCGCTTCCATATTGGCGAACACGTTCAGGTTTGGCGGAATGTCATCCTGCGTCAGGCCGGGGCTGGCCTGTGCCGCCATCAGGTCTTCGACTGTGGCTTCACGACTGCGCTTGCGCTTGGCTTCGCCCATTAGTGTTCCGTTCCCATTAGTCCTCACATGCCATAATGATTGATCGGACGATCCATCAAAGGTTGGGGAGGCGTCGAGCCTTCGCCCGAAGCACCGCAATCCGGACACCACCATTTCCACGATGACGAACCGTCGCTATTCGCGCTCCCCGTCCCATTCTTGCGGGGATGTTTACAGGAGCTGCGCCTCTCAATCACTCGCACACGCTCCGCCGCCTCAAGACCAGCCTTCACGGCCGCGGTGATTTCAGCATCGCTCGCCATCATCCCTCACAGCAGCTTCACGCTCGATTGCACGCCGTCCATGTCATCGCTGGGCAGCCGATAGGCATCCCTCACGGGATCGGGCGGATCGATGAACCGGCGCCAGGGCCGCGAGCTGCACGCATACCGCCAGTCGTCGGCCGCGTGGTCCTCGGATTCAGTGTCTAAATCTTCCGGCTTGACCGGATCGTGCTGCAGGACGGGAATAGTGCGTATCGATGCGACACAAGTGTCGAAGCAATACACCATCGGTGTTCCGTTGCGCCCCATGATGCGCGCCCGCATCTGGTCCCAGCCGGACATCGGGCCTCGGCGATCCTTGCCGTCGCGTGCGTTAACGCGCGTATTGTCCGCCGGACGGAACGCAGCAAGGCCACGATCGGTGAGCCTGCGGTTGAGCCGCTCGGCGACCGAGGGCCCGCCGTCCTCCTTGAATGTGCTGGGATCGAGCACGCCATAGGCTAATCTCGGGTCGTCCGATTCCCGTCTAGCAATCCCATCGCCCACTTGTTCTGCAGTGAGTTTAAGGCCTTTACCACCTGCGCCCGGGTCTTCGCATCCATACCATTCACGATAGCGGACAAGCGCGCCGCGTGGTAAATCACGGCCGCCATAGCTCTCGTCGTCTTGGACGACAGCCCACCATCCGATTGAGAACGGTGAGAACGATCCCCAGTCTGCCGACCTGAACCTGATCCATTCTTTCGGGACTTGGAACGGCTCGATGATGTTTTTGTTCGACCAGCACTCGAAATAAGCGCCTTCGATCGCATTCCAGTCCCCCTCAAGCCAGGCGCGCACGAGTTCGGCGCTGCCAGACGCACGTAGCCGTTGGATGTAGTCCTGTCCAAGATAGGCGTTGTCGGTCACTCTCGAGGGGATGTAGATGCGCTCCAGCCCCGTCAGTGGATCGACGATGACCCTCCATCCACCAGGGGCAGGATCAATGTATCGACGCTTGACCCAGAGATGACCAGGACCACCGGGATTCCCGGTCGCTCTAAAACCCACAGGTACGCCAGCACCGCTGCGTAATGTGGCCATGAGCTTGAGGACTGGCCCTTCGGTGGGAAATGTTCCGATCTCCTCCACATACACCCTGGAGTAAGAATGTCCCTGATAGGCCTCTGCGTCGGCGTCTCGCTCAAGATAGGCAAACCTCAGCCTCGCTCCGTTGGGGAATCGCCAGACCTTATCCTGTTCATGGAACTGACAGCCGAGAGGCCCATAGATAGCACGACTTCGTTCAATTGTTTCAATAAGCTGCGTGCGTTCTCGTCTGAACATAATACCGATAGCGTGCTCTCCGTAATTGGAGGCATGTCGGATGAACTCGCCCAGTGAACCGTCAGTTTTACCACCGCCTCGCGCCCCACCATAGAAGACCTCGAAGATCGGGCAGTTGATGAGGCTGGTCTGCGGGCCTTCCTGGGCCCGCCAGACGCAGCTACGGACGGGCGCGTTCATCAGGCATGAGCAGGCTTCGGCGCGTCTGGTTTGGCAGGAACAGCCACCGTGGGCGCAGCTTTGCGATCAGCCGCCGCAGCAAGGCTGAACGCGCGCCCTGCGTCCGACACGTCCGTTCCCGGCATGGTCTCGATTGCGGCAGCGAGTGCCTTGTCGGCCGATACCCAATGCGGCCGGTCCTGCACGTCCTTCGGAAGCGAGCGCACATAAGCGAGCGCCTCCTCAGCCGAGTAGACCAGCATCGTATGCCCATCGGGCTTCTTGAACATGATCTCGTCGGCGAAGTCGTGAGGCAGCACGACGGCCTTGTTGCCGGTCATGCCGTTGACGAGCGCCTGTAGCTCGCTGAGAGCCCATTGCGTGATAGGGGCGTTATGCCGGGCCTGCTCGGTAAAGTGCGTCAGGAGGGCCTGGGCGCGCTCGGCGGGGGTCAATTCCTTCGGGGGTGCCGGAGGCTTAGGTGGAACTGGCTTTGCGGCTGCCGCGGGATGAGTTGCTGCTTCTGTCATGACTGACTCCTCTGATTGCGATAGTCTGCCGTGCTCATCCCGGCCTTTCGAGCGGCGCGCATGTCGCGCATGTACTGGCGCTGGTATTCGGTGCGGGCGAATCTTTGATTATTCTCCATTTCGAGAGCAACGAGTTCGCGAATACGTTGCAAAACATTGTGCGGCCCGGTGGGGTTACCATCGACAATGCCGCCGGCTGTAGTAACGATTGCCTTGATTGCCGCCTCTGCCGCCTGTGCTCTAACCTCACAATTAAGAAAGGCGTTGGCCATCCAAGCATAATGAGCCGCTGAAACATGCCGGCCGGATTGATCTCCGGCCGATATTTCTTTCAGCGTGCGCATCATAATCTCGCGGTCGCTACTCACGCCGAGAGCCTCTGTTGCAGATTTGCACGGTGACGGTAGTAAAACTCCAATAGCTTTTGCGTCTCAACAGGGCGCAGCTCCGGATTGCGAGGCTCTTCCTTATCGATGAAGCGGCTGCACTCTTCAATCGCTTCGATGACGCGGCGGGCTTGTTCGTTTGTCATGTCCATCTCCTGTTTCGATGATGTTAGTCTAACACATCGAGGGGAGATGTCAACAGCAGTCTAACAAATAATCCGCGTTAGTTTAACTTTTTATTCGGATCGGCCGGCTGATGCTCGATGACCTTGAGCTTCGATGGATCACCTCGAGTTGCCAGCCATTGAGCCTTCTCCATGACCTGCGGCACTTCGGCAAAGCGGTGGACAATATCGGCATCGACGCGCTGCTCGGGCTTGCCGTAGCCGCGGTCGAGGACATGAATCGACGCCATCAGGGCGACTTTCTCATCCTTGCTGTCGATCAGTTCGATGATCTTGCGCAGCGCGCGCTCGGAATTGTCCTTGGCGAGCTGCTTAATGCTCCAAGGAACCTTTGGCCTGCCTTTTGGATTTCCGCTCTCGCCTTTAACGAATGGCATTGTAATACCATTGAACTCGTTGGTAATTATTTACCACGCTCTTTTTGCATTGAAATGGTTATTTCCGTGTTTTTGTTAGAATTTACGCGTTCACAAATATCATCGTAAAGAACTTGTGCTTCGTATTCTCCAGCACACGCGATCTCGATCAAGACCACATTGAATTCCACGCTGAAAGACACTGTTCTGCCATCCAATTCTGTGTCATCCGCGTGTCTACCTTTCATTGGCCTCTGTTCGTCCGCCGCGGTGTTCTGATGCTTCCTTGGCTTTGCTCTCGGCGCGCTCGTGCTGGCGGTCTGAGATCATGCCGCGTTTGCGAAGCTTGTGGACGCGGATGGGGAGCGCGGAGCGTTTCTTGCCGGTGTCGGCCTTGTTGAACTCGCGGCCTACGGATTGAGGCACGCCGCCATATCCGCCGGGCGAATGGGCCGCGGCGGCCATGAGCCGACTTTGCGCTTGACTGACGCTTGGCATGGGATCACGGCGTATTTGTCAGAACGACGTTGGCGAGGACGAGGGCAGCGGCGAGGTCGGTGTTGAGGCTCGTGAGGGCCGCCTGCATGGCAGGCGTCACGGGGCTGTTCGCTCGCTGGGCACGCTGTGTCGAGCTGACAATTTCGCTGAGACTTGCTTGCAGCGCCGTGATTGCGGTTACGACTGCGGTGGCTTGGGGAACTGTGGCTGCCATGGGAACCCCCTATGCGGGCCGGCCGCCGAAATTGCCATACATGGGCAGAGAGCGCTGCTTGGTCTTTGCCTTCATGCGGGTGTTGCCGGTCTTGGGGTTGCTCGATCTGACATTGCCGCCCGCGGGGAATTTTGGATTGACATAATCGGATTGATTAATGGCGTTCACGCCCGGCTGGCCGCCATGGTTGACGCTGCCGCCTTTACTGACGCGGCCGTATTTGCCCTTTTTCTGCTGTGACTTATCGTTGATTTCGTTGACGGAATATCCTCGGGCTCCGACATGGGACTGATGGCCTTCGTCCTTGGTTTTCTGCTCGAACGGGGCCATTTTTGATTTCTGTGCGCGGGTGCCGCGGAGAACTTGCAGCTTGGCCATCTGCTTGTCGCTGATGCTTCCGGATGCGTGCAGGGATTTGGCGCTCAGGGGCATGTTAGTTTTCCTATTTTGGGCAAATCTCTGACCGGGCGAGGCGCGACGCCATCAGCCCAAGGCTGGAGAAGTCCATCCAGCGGCCGACTTGCTGACCCCGTGGGTGTTTCGCGCTTGCTTTGCGCTGCAAGATGCCTTCGCAGGAGTCGGCTGAATCCGTCATGCGCTTATTTTCTCCAATTTGTCAACGCCAACGGTGATCTTGTGAACGAAATCAACGATGACCTCGATGCGATTTTTGGATTTGGCCGAGCGTATGCGCGCGATCAGCCCCGCAAACGGGCCGTGCAGAACCCGCACGTTCTCGCCGGTCACGAAGCCGCTCGGCGAGCGCGAGTGATCGAATGCGCCCATGTCCTGGGCTTGGCGGATGGCCTCGATCGCCCGATCCGGAACGCGGGCCAACCGCCCGCCCGGTCGCAGCACATCCACGACGCCATCGATCTC